GATGAAGCAAGTCTTGTTAATCCTCCCGATTTAACATAATTCCCTGCTACTCTTTTAACTGCTCGAACTCCGCGATCAACCTGACGGCCAATAATAGCATTTGAAGCGTATTTTTTGGATAATTGACTAATCAATTGTTTGTTTGCTTTCGATAATCGAGGCATTGTATAAAGTATATATAGAAATTAAATTTATAGTTATATATTATAAAATGTGCGAATTCCATATATATATAAAAATGTCTATTTACATATTATATAAGAATGTCAGAAGATATGTGTGTATTTTGCGAGTCTGAAACAGAATATTTGTTTAGATTCGAAGAACATAACAGTTGTTGTGTTGGATGTTGCAAAATTGTATTAGGTACTTTCTATGCTGATTTTTTGTTAGAAAAAGCAGAAAAAGTAGAAAAACAAATAGATGATGTTGAAAATCAATTAGAAAAAATGGATGTTAAAAATATAGATTCTAGACAATGGGCAGAGTGTTGCGAGTGTCAAAAATTAACAAAAGAAAAACGATATGTATATATAAAAGATATAGTTTTAAAATGTTACATTCCATTTTGTGAAGATTGTAATAATCAATATAAATAAATTTCTTACATATAATATATGTGAATAATTTTTAAGTGTTTTGTATTATTCTCTTAAGCCTATAATTATTTTATATCCATATATTATTATGGATACAAAAACAGGCAAAGAATATGAAATAGCAAAAAAACAACTTAGAAAAGATACAGCTCATGAAAATTTCGAAAGAATGTTAATGAGTAATGAAGATTTTATAATAAACGATGAATACGATTATGAAGAAAATCCTGTAAAAGAGGATCGAATATTTGAAAGAATATTTGAGCCAGATGATAGATATCAACCAATAGTAATAAATAACTATGGAGATGTCAAAGAGAAATCTGAAAAAACTTATGATAAATATAATGATAATAAGATTAACTATAAAAGTAGAAGTAAATTTTCCCAAAAAAAAGATAATAACAAATTATATGATCTTATAGAATATAAAAACAGGAAAAATAAAAAAGATAATGCTAAAATGTATAAACAATTTGAGCAATCCAATTTGAATTATGGCTTGCCTAGAAAAGATAAAGCAATAACTAAAAAACAACCTAGTGTAGAAAATTCGTTGTTAGAGAGATATAAATACTATAAAAACAAATATATTGAATGTAAGCGTGAAAATGAGAAATTAATAGAATTAGTGTCTCAATTGACGATTAAATAAACGAAGTAAGTGGAAATATTTTGTAGGCTTAAGAAAAGTATAAAAAAGACTTAAACAATTTTAATATATACCCTGTTTATAGAAAATGGAATCGAAGCCACTTACTCAGAAGACGTCTAAAGGTAATACTGGAACTTTAGACGTCTTAAAGGCGAAATCTAAGAAGATTTCACCGATAGCCCCTACAAATGTCAAAAAAACATCTGAGGAGAAATCAGGAGATAATCAAGTTAATGATGATATGGGTTCTAGCGGACTAGAAGAACATGAAGCTAAAGCATCTAAAAAGGGTTCAAGACTGATAGCATTTACATATTTCCCTGGTCTTAGTAGACCTAAGCCAACATTGGAAGATATAAATGAAGAAGCACCAGAGTTGCTCAAATACGGTATATATAAAAGAACAAAAGATGGATGTTTCTTTAATACCGATAAAAAGCCAATAATGAATATGGCTAGATTTAATGCAGATATATTAGAATATGAAAAGGATTTATCAGATAAACCAGATAAACCACCTTTCACAACAAATATGGCATGGCTATTTTATGGAAAAGAATTATGTCCAAAAACAGGAAGAGTACACTATCAATCAATTTGTTATTTACATAACCAAATAACGATAAGTGCATTTGCGAAGAAAATGTGGCATAGTCATTGTGAATACGCAAGATTTGCCCCTACAGTTAATAGAGATTATTGTAGAAAAGGTTCACAAGAAAAAGATGAATGGAGATTACACAATATTAATGGTATAAATTTTGGTAAAGATTCAGAATGTGCAGAATTTGGAAAAATGCCAGCACAAGGAGAAAGAGTTGATCTTAAAAGTATTACAGATAAAATCTTAAATGGAGAAATTACTCCAAATGATGTATATAAAACTGATCCTATGATGTATCACCAATATGGTAGAACATTAGAAAAAGGTTTAGAAATAAGAAATCTAATGTTAATAAGAACTTGGTTAACTACATGTGATTGGTTATGGGGTCCAACTGGAGTTGGTAAAAGTCATGAAGCATATCAAAAATTAATAGATAATTTTAAAATAACAGGTATTAAAAATTTCTATACATGGACTGATGATAATGGTTTTTGGAATGGATACCAAGGACAAGAAATTGTAATAATTAATGAATTTAGAGGAGAAATTCCATTTCAACAATTATTACAATTAATAGATAAATGGCCAATAGATGTTAAAGTTAAATGTAAATCGAGTGTTCCGTTTCTTGCAAAACATATTATCATTACTTCGCCATTAGAACCAAAAGATATATACGGTGGTGGAGATTCAAAAGATAATTTAAATCAATTAATGGAAAGAATCACCGTTATTCATTTGAATGGAAAATCGAAGAGGGGAAAGGAAGCGTAAACCTGTTACCAGGCATACACTCCGTCAGGCTGTGACCCTTCCTTTCATATTTAATTAAATATCATGAATCGTTCCGATTCACTGCATGCATAATGCATGAAAAAACAATTTAGTTTCTAGGGAAACGTCATCGTTTTGTTATCGTTAAATGCTTTCGCATTGATCCGACTAGATATATATATATAATACTATAATTATGTATATGTTATGAAATAAAGAAGTTGAATTTTTATGTTATAATATTGACATTCAATGGTGTGATAAATAAATCATATCCACCACCACCCTGAGGGATATTAGTTGTTACTAATTGAATTTGTGCCTGAAGTGAACCTGGAGCATTAACAGCAAATATGCAAACTGCACCAAAGGTTGAAGCAGGGACACCCGTTATAGTATTTTGATTTGATTGAGGTGATAAAATCTGTGTATTACCATCATTAGTAAACTCTTGTAATAAAGCACCACCAGCAATAACATTGAAACCAGCGGCAACAAGAGGGGCATTAAGACCCAATGGATTACCTAAACAAGTATATGACAAAACATATGTTCCTTGATATATAGCTGGTGGAAATACAATTGTACCATTTGCTAAAAATGTACAATTCAACAAACTACCAGCACGTTGGGTAGGTTGTATGGCTGCAGTAACATTTGGACCAAATGGAGTAGCTGCGGCTTGTGTTCCGGTTGAAGCACTATTAACATAATGACCTGACAAAATAGAGGCGTAGTAACCCTCTTGTGGTTTGAGTAATCTAACAGTATAATGTGTCCATACCTCACCTAATGAAATAGCAGTAGCATTTGCAACAGGAATATTAGCTGAGGAAAATTGAACTAATGCTAAATTTTGCATTCTTATATCTGCATTTGATACACCGCTAAAAGTTGCGGATGTTTGAGCAGATACATATAGTTTAGCTAATGGGTTGTATTTAGGTTTACATTCAACAGCCATTAAAGCACTACCTGACGGTTTAACAGAAACAGACATATCGGAATTCTCCATTTGTTGTTTATTAGGATATAACCCCTGAGATGAATCATATTGAGTGGCAATAACTACAGCACCCATTGAAGTAAGAGTTGCAGCAGTCGTTGAGGTTGATTCACTAATAAGTGGTCTATATTCGAATACTAATTTAATAAATTCATATTCTTGAAAATTATTCGCAATTCCAGACAACCAGGGGAATGTTTGACTATTTCCTGGATTGATCCCGTACGCTTGAGATACAAAATTTTGTGAGCCAATGACATTTGTGGAGAGCATTTCACCAATATATTCACTGTGGCTAATCATCATTTCACCTTTCTTATCAATAGATGATCTTGAATGTCTAACTGCTTGTCTGGTACCGCGTCCATGTATTCCGCGACCAACAGTATAGTCACCACGGCCTGTTATAGATCTAACAAGCTCTCCAGCCATGGGATTAATAGATGAAGCAAGTCTTGTTAATCCTCCCGA